GGCTACGAAGCCAGTCATCTTTCCATTTTGGACAAGGCATCAAGTTCTTTGAACCTATCCAGGATGAGTCGCTACGCTTCCAGTACACAGAATCTAAGGGCATCAACGTCTGGACCAAGGGACAGGCAACACTACTGAACTCATCTGTTGGTCAGCACACTATTACTGGTGGTATTCAAACCAATGGTCGTCCTTGGCAGTATGCACGTTCTATCCAATGGGATAAGAACAGTATTACCTTTAACGGTGTGCTTCTTGCAGACGAGTATGACGTGGATAAGGTATTCCCTGCCATTACTGTATCTATCAATAACAAGGCGCTGACCTCTAACGTAGCAACGCTAACTACCACTGCAGCACACGGCCTATGTACTGGTATGGAAATTACTATCTCTGGCGTAAATGCAACATTTAATGGTGATTACACCATCACAGGTGTACCTACGACTACAACCTTTACCTATGCCAAGACTGCCAGCAACGTTACATCTACTCCTGTATCTCCAGTAGGTGTAGGTGTGGCAGAGGTTATCCACTTCATTGACTATAACTCAGGTACTGACTATCCAGTACACGCACTCTGTGATGATGGTGTCTATGCCTACTGGGTAACTAACGTACTCAATGCTGGAACACCACGACTTCGAGTATATAAGAAGTTACTATCTGACGATAGCACCGTATCACCTACTCTAATGATTACTGAAAACTCCATCACTGTAACTAACGCTGTTATGGAATACACCAAAGAGCGTATTGTAATGTGCGTCAACGATAAGGTCTACGAGTTTTCAACGTCTGCAACATCCTTGCCAGCAGCGGTTTATTCACACAATGACCCTGACCACATCTTTACTAGCATTACATCTAGTGGCGCTGCTATCTACATCTCAGGCTATAGCGGTATCCAGTCCAACATCTACAAGTTTACCTTGTCTACTGCTGGTGCTATGCCTACTCTGACATCTGCTATCACTGCAGCAGAACTACCAGTAGGTGAGATCGTATTTAAGATTTCTTACTACCTTGGCAATATGGCTATTGGTACTAGCCAAGGTATGCGTATGGCAGATGCAAGTCAGTTAGATGGCTCCATTACCTACGGTGCTTTAATCTTTGAATCAACTCAACCAGTCTATGACTTTGGTTTCCGTGACAGATACATCTGGGCTGCATCTGGCGTTGATGGTCAGGTCGGTGTGACTCGTATAGATATGGGTCAACCATTAGGTAACCTTCAGTTCCCTTATGCCTGGGACTTGTATGACCCAGCAGATACATTAGGTCACTACACCACTGCTTGTGCTTTCCTTGGTGATACTAACCGCTTAGCATTTTGTAATGCTGGCAATGGTTCAGATGGTGCAATCTACATTGAGTCAGCTTCTACTTTGATGGCAGAAGGATTCTTGCGTACAGGTTACGTCCGATACAACACACTAGAACTCAAGATCTTTAAGTTGATGCAAGCTCGTATTGATACTACCAATGGTGGTCTAAACATTGACTCCATTGACTATGCCGATAACTTCTATCGCATTGGTACATTTACACAAGAGGCAACAGTTCCAGAGATTAACATTAACTATCCTCAAGCATCACAAGAGTACCTTGGCTTCCAGTTCACACTGACTCGCTCAACTACTGATACATCTAAGGGACCATTGTTTACTGGTTACCAGATCAAGGCACTGCCTGCTATCCCACGTCAGCGATTGATTCAGTATCCACTATCTTGCTTTGACCACGAATCAGATCACTTCGGAGTTGAGGTTGGCTACGAAGGTTCTGCTTACTATCGTATGAGTCAACTAGAGTCTATTGAAAATGTCGGTGACACTATCCGCATTGAAGACTTTAGAACTGGTGAGTCTTTCATTGGACTCATCGAAGAGATGGACTTTAGAAATGCAACACCATCAGATAAGCGATTCTCTGGGTATGGCGGATTACTACTAGTTACAATTAGGACGGTCTAATGCAGGCACAAGACTACGCAACAGTAGCTGTTGCAGTATGCACAATCATTGGTGGCTTTGTTGGCGCAGTGCGCTGGTTAGTAAAGCATTACCTCAATGAACTAAAGCCCAATGGTGGCTCAAGTGTTAAAGATTCCATTACTAGATTAGAGACTAAGGTAGAAATCCTTTATCAGATGATGCTACAAAAGGGGAAGAATGAATGAAGAAACTTGTAAAGAAAGCCACACCTGCCGCTATTGCTGTCCTTCGTCAAGCCACAGCGATCAAGCCTTCCCGCAAGAAAGCCTCGGATGGTTTACTTCCATCAGCAGCTCACATCAATCAGAATCCTAATAGCGACCACAACACAGGTTATGCAGTAGATCTAACGCACGATAAGTTGGGTGGCATTGATTGCGCTAATTTATTTCAAGAACTAAAAGCAGACAAGCGTGTTAAGTATCTTATTTTCCAGGGCAAGATCTGGTCAGCAGAACGTGCCTCAGAAGGTGACCGTGAATACACAGGTTCCAACAAGCACAACAAGCATCTTCACATCTCAATCAAAGAAGGATGTGGAGACGACACTTCCCCGTGGTTCCCTTGGTTGGGAACACCAAAAGTTGTCGCAAAGGTAAAGGCTAAAGTTAAGCGTTTGCCTAAGAAGAAAGAACCAACAAGTCCAAAGGAGTAACAATGGATAAGAACAAGTTAAAGGCAATGGCAGCTACGTACCTACGTGCTGGTGTTGCATCAGTAATCGCTTTGTACCTTGCAGGCGTAACAGATCCAAAGGCGCTAGCATCTGCAGCATTAGCTGCTATTGCAGGCCCATTGCTAAAGGCATTGGATCCAAAGGCTACAGAGTTTGGTCGCAAGGCCAAGTAAGAAGTAACTGCGAGGCAAAGAGGCTCACTCCCTACGGGGAGTGGGCTTCTTTTTTTATGCCATTTTATCGGCAGGGCAGGGGACTGTGACCAGATTCCCACAACTAACGCAGGTTCCATCAAGGAACCACCAGACTATCTCGGAATCCTCAAAGCTTGCCATAACCTGAAAGACCTGGGAGCCACAGGTACATACGTGAATGGGTCCTAAACCCCGCAAATCGGTCCCAAAGGGCTTAGGAATACCACTCCAGGGCTTAGGTAAGGACAGTCTGGGTAGGCGGATTCGCATACAATATGATAACTCTAGGCAGGTGTCGCGTGACCTACGACACGCCGTTGGTGGTAGCCTTGGTCTATGACAACAATCGTAGGCGTAGAAGGAATTGATTATGCAGTTCTTGTAGCTGACTCTCAGATTACAGAAGATAATCTAGTAACTCTTGCTACATCTACTCCAAAGATATTAGAGGTAGGTAAGTATCTCATTGGAATCTCAGGTGACACAAGACCTGGTGACATACTTGCATACAACTGGAAGCCACCTGCATACAAGGGTGAAGAGCCAGCACAATTTATGGGTAAGAAGATTATCCCAAGCATTATCACAGCTTTCAACGACAACAACTACGACTACAACAAGGTGGACAAAGATGGTGGCTTCGATTATCTCATTGCTTTTAACGGCAATATCTTTCGTATTGCTTGTGATCTCTCTTTTTTCCAAGCAAATCACGGAACGTACGGCATTGGTTCTGGTGGTCAGCTTGCTCTTGGCTACCTTTATTCAGCTATCAAACCTGATGTTGACCTAGCCTACGCCAAGAGACACGCCCGTAGAGCAGTTGAAATCGCTTCGGTTCTTGACGCTAACACGGGTAAGCCCTTACAGTTGGTGGTCCAGGAAAGGATGTAGTTATGGAAATCAAATCAATAGCAATGACAGATGAATATTCTGCACACTATTTTTACGAGATGGGTTGGAAGGCTTGCAGGCTAGCTTACAAGTTACACGAAGAAGCAGAAGAGGCTAGCAAAGTATGACAGATCTAGAAGAGGACACAATCAAGTGTTCACGATGTGATGCTCCAACACCAGAATCTGAACTAGCAGAGGTAGGCAGTTGGTGGGTATGTGGAATATGTTATGACGACATCTAAGAAGGAATTACAATGACTGACCCAAAGGAATTATTACTCAATGCACTACGTGCAGGTGATGCTAAGCGTTCACGTTCTACACAGGTACAGATTGGACCATCAGAGTTAGGTGGCTGTCGTCGCAAGGTCTGGTACAGACTCAACGATCAGCCTGAGACTAACGACAATGAGATGAAACTTGCTGCAATTATGGGTACTGCTATCCACTCTGCCATTGAAGAAGCCTTGTCCGATAACAAAGATGTACTCATTGAAACAGAAGTTGAATACAATGGGATGAAGGCACACATTGACTGCTTCGTTCCAGGCACAGGCGATGTCATTGACTGGAAGACAAGCAAGGTAAAGAACCTTTCATACTTTCCATCAACACAACAGCGTTGGCAAGTGCAGACTTATGGCTATCTATTAGCAAAGAATGGCTATGATGTGAAGCGAGTCTCGCTTGTCGCCATTGCACGTGATGGTGATGAGCGAGACGTTAAAGTTCACACAGAAGATTACAACGAGGCAATGGCACTAGAGGCATTAGGTTGGTTAGAAGCTATCAAGGCATCAGAAGTAGCACCAGAGCCAGAGCGAGAAGAAAACTACTGCAAGTTCTATTGCAAGTTCTATGACGCAAGTGGGCAGTTAGGATGCGTTGGTCTAAAAAAAGAACGTATCGCTAGTGAAGAGGTGTTAATCCAAGACAAGGATGCCTCAACCAATGCGATGAAATACTTACAAATAGATGAGAAGATCAAAGAGTTGACAAAGGAAAAAGACTCACTAAAGTCTGCTCTTGAAGGCATCGCTGGCGTTACAGATACAGGTATCCAAGTTCGTTGGAACAAGGTAGCTGGAGTTACATCAGTAGACAAAGATGAAGTACTTGCTAAACTTGGCTTCGTACCAACTAAGCAGGGTGCAGATTCATTACGGTTAACAATCAAACAATCTGGAGGAAAGTAAATGGCTGCAAACGAAAACACAAAGTTCCAAGTTAACTATAAGTTAGTTGACGGAACTCTTATCAATCTTTATGCAAGTGATGTAAAGGATCTAGAGACAGGTCTTGCTGACCTTGGAATGGTTGCAACTTTAATCAAGACAACTGCATCTGATCTAGGTGCTAGTGTTGCACCTGCTCGTGCTGCTGCACCTTCTGTTGCATCTGTTGCATCACAACTAGGTGCAACTGTTGTCGAAGGACAGGCACCAAGTTGTGCGCACGGAGTGATGAGCTTCCGTACAGGTACTTCTGCTCGTGGCCCTTGGAAGGGCTGGATGTGTGCTGCACCAAAGGGTGCAACAGATAAGTGCGCAACTATCTGGGCTTAATCAATGCGGGAACCACACGAGTTTGAGGTTCCTTTATGTGCTCAGGTAGGTGGCGATCTATTCTTTCCTGACAAGGAAAACGAAGGCAAGCTTGTACGTCTGAGCATTGCATCAGCAAAATCAATCTGTCGTAGCTGCGAACACATTACTGAATGTGCTGAGTGGGGTATCCATAAGGAACGCCACGGTATCTGGGGTGGACTCACCGACGGTGACCGCAGGAGGATACGTAGAGAACGACGAATAACATTAGAAGAGGAGCAGAGTGCTTAACCTATCCCGTGCCTGGGGTGGTGTGACTACTAAAGCCACACCGCTACCTGACGTGTGGAAAAGTTTAGTTAAGCAATCTATCAAGTTCCGTCGTGGCCAAGTCTGTATGGTCGCTGCTGCACCCAATGCTGGTAAGTCAATGTTCGCATTGATCTATGCAATTAAAGCAAAGGTTCCAACGTTATTCTTTTCTGCTGATACAGACACAGCAACAGTAATGATACGTACTGCTGCTCATCTTTCGGGTCACTCACAACTGACTGTCGAAAACAATATCAATAAAAGCCAGCGTTACTACGATCCCTATTTGGCTAAAGCTTCTCACATACAATGGGTCTTTGACTCCAGTCCGTCTCTTGATGATATTGAGATGGAGATCAAAGCCTATGTTGAACTCTATGGTGTAATGCCAGAGCTAATCATCATAGATAACCTAATGAATGTGGCAGCCGAAACAGATAATGAATGGGCTGGACTTCGTGCAATTATGATGGAGTTGCACGATATGGCACGTAAGACTGAAGCTTGTGTGCTTGTACTCCATCACGTAAGCGAACAGAGCGAGTATGGTTCTCCAATGATGCCACCACCTAGACGTGCAATCCACGGAAAGGTGAGTCAATTACCTGCTCTGATCCTTACGCTTGGGTATGACCCAACACAGGGTCTACTACGGATAGCATCAGTTAAGAACCGCTTTGGTCCACACTTTGCAGATGCCTCACAATGGGCATCGCTGTTTGTGAACTTTGGCTCTTGTCAGATAGGCGATGATGATGCGCAAGGTAGGGCCTACCTGCGTACCAATAGCGAGGAAAGTACATATGGTGCTATCTAATGGCGAATAAGAACGGACGCAAAGGTTCTCAGTTTGAGACAGATGTTATGAAGTGGCTTCGCAAAGCTGGAGTTATTGCAGAACGTCTAACTAAAGCTGGGGCAAAGGATGAAGGTGATATGGTTGTTATCATATCTGGAGAAACCTACATCCTTGAACTCAAGAACAGGCAGACCCTTTCCCTGCCTGAGTTCTGGAGAGAAGCACAAGTTGAGGCGCTTAACTACGCAAAGGCACGAGGTATCGGGGAAGTCCCTCTGTCATATGTTGTAGTTAAGCGTCGCAACGCTTCAATAGATCAGGCTTGGGTCATCCAAGATTTAACTCAATGGCTAAAGGAGAAACAGTAATGCCAGTACCAGAAGGTAATATCACAACAACAGAGATACTTATACCAGAAGAAGTAGTTGAAGTTTCAACTACAGAAGATGATTACAATGAAGATGTTGCAGCATACGATGCAGCTATGGCTGATGCTTTAGAGAAGGCAAAGAATGATCTGCCAAAACTGTCATAAAGGCGGAGAAGAGAACACGCTTGCTCACTACAAACGTTCAGCTCATTGGCACGATAAGTGTGATGATAAGGGGTGTGTATGCCAGCACAAGACTGGTCCAGGGTACATAAAGCGGGCAAACGAAAGCACTCCGTTGATGCAACTTCAATCCCCATAGGAACTATTGTTTCCTATTACGGTGGAGAAGTAAGAGAAGGTAAGTCAGCAGCGGTTCGTTGCTGTATACATACAGACAGCAGACGTAGTGCTGTAATGAATACGTATGACAACCTGTACTTCTGCCATACCTGCGGTAAGGGTGGCAGTTCAGTAGATGTTGTTATGCACATAGAGAACTTGGAGTTTAAGGATGCCCTCAATCGTGCAATCGAGATCATTGACGGAAGCGGCCAAACATTACAGCCAAAACATAAGCGCAGAAGCTCTAGGTTATCTCGAAGAACGTGGGATATCTGATGTAGTTGCTAGTCAGTACTCGTTAGGCACGGTAGTAGATCCCATCAATGGTCACGAGATGCACGAAGGCTGGTTGTCTATCCCTTATATGACAGCTAATGGTATCTGCGTGGGCTATAAGTTCCGCAGACTAGATGATGGTAAACCCAAGTATGGATCACCAACAGGGCAGAAGGCACACCTGTATAACGTTAGCGATATAACTATTGACTCTTCATACATTGCAGTATGTGAAGGTGAGTTAGATGCGCTGGTCTTGTCTGGTCTTGTTGGCATACCAGCAGTAGGTGTACCTGGGGTACAGGCTTGGAAGCCACACTTTGTCAAGCTCTTTACTGGTTACGACACAGTTTTTGTTATTGGCGACAATGACATTAAAGAAGATGGCACTAACCCTGGGGCTGAGTTTGCCAAGCGTGTCGCGCAAGAGGTTTCTAATAGCACAATAGTAACATTACCCCCATCAATGGACATCAATGACTTCTATCTGACCAAAGGTTTAGATGCAACGAAGGCTTTGCTACTAGGACAGAAGGATGAGTAGAGACGAATGGCTACAGATGGTACAGATTTTGCAGCATATGGGCTTCCAGATCCTAGAGATCAATATGGAAACCGAGACTATACTGCTTCGGCCTATGCCGACAAGGTAAATGAAGCGTTCATCGCAGATGTCTGGCGCATTATGGATCAAGCAGGCAATCTACTGGTGCGTAAGCATCACGACTACGGCCCAAAGAACATTGCTCATTCACCAGGTGGACCACTTAATGGTCTGCGTGTACGTATGTGGGACAAGATAGCTCGCATCAATAACTTACTAGATTCTGGCGTTAAGCCAAGCAATGAGTCATTGCGTGATAGCTTTGTGGATCTATTAAACTATTCTGCTATTGCAATGATGGTCTTAGATGGTGTGTGGCCAGAGGTAGAAGAACCTAATTGTGATTGAGCTACATAAATCTATCTACGACATAGCACCTAGCGTTGCAAGTGCAATAGCCCGTCGCTTTCGTGGCTACGTAGAACGAGATGATGTACTACAAGAGTGCCTTGCTTGGGCGCTTACTCGTGGTACACAATTCAATGATGCTCTCAGTGAACCTAACCCAGTCCAACGTGTTATCAATGAGAAGCGTATTGCTTGGCAGATGAAACGTGCAGCAGAACGCTATGCTCGCAAAGAGAAGGCGGCTAAGTCTGGCTATCGCACAGGTGATGAAGCCTTCTACGATACAGCTATGATCGCACAGGTTCTACCTCACGTTATCGCATCTATTGTGGATGATACGGTACTAGAGCAGGCTCAGAACCTTATCAATGATGGCTCACCTAAGAAGCCTAGCGTTCCAGCAGAAGGTGGCAACCTGCTTGCTACCTTGATTGATGTGAAGCGTTCATATCTAAAGCTTGAAGTAGAAGATCAAACCATACTTCGTATGCGCTACCACGAAGGACTTACCTTGCAACAGGTGGCAGGCTTACTAGAGTGTGCAGTATCTACCGCAGATCGTAGATGCACCAGCGCATTACGCAAGGTGCAGAATGGTTTGGGTGGTGACAACCCTTGGCAATGAAAGAGATTGATTTATTTTTGTTCTTACTGGACACCAAGTACCCTGACTTACAAAAGTCAGAAGGTATCTATGACTCATTCGATTGCATCAGTCGTGACTCATCTGCATACATAGAGTTGAAGTGTCGCAACACTCACTATCCCACGCTACTGATTGAAGAGATGAAGTATCGTAAGTTGATAACGCAGGCAGCAGAGCGAGATCTTACCCCGTTCTATATTAACTCGACCCCAGAAGGGGTCTTTTCTTTTGACCTAATGGAAGTGCCAGAGCCTGAATGGTTTAGTCATTGGATGCCTGCGACAACTGAGTTCTCACGTTCTAATAAAGTCAGTAAGTTAGTAGGTTATCTACCTATCGAAGAGGCGGTAAAGCTCTAATGCAGTACGACTATCGTTGCCCTGATTGCAATGGGGAAATAACTATTGAGCGCAGTATCCACGAGGACCCACGTGATCCTTCTTGCTTTGAGTGCCACGTAAGTATGGTGCGTAAGTGGGACTCACCTGCCATTACCTTCAAGGGTAAAGGGTTTTATTCTACTGGCGGATAGTGTTATGATTTATGTACCTCGGCAGCAAATTGCTGAGAGTGCTAGCAAAAAGCCCCCGCCAGTTACGGCGAGGGCTTTTTGTTTGGCTGAGGAAAGGGTTAGGAAACCTCAGCTACATCTACTATGTTTTGTATAATCCACTCTACCACAGGTACTGCAACTGCATTACCTATCTGTCGGTATCTTGTTGAGTCAGCAACTCCTTGTGTCCAATCATCAGGGAAACCCTGCAATCTTTCACACTCTATTGGGGTAAGTCTACGTACTGGTACTTGATCCTTAATAACATAAGGAACTCGTGCTCCACCTGTTCCCCAATAGGTAGCAACTGTTGGAGAATACTTATCATACAAACGAGTATCATCTACTCGTGTAGCCTCGAAGATTAGAACAGTAGCTCTTACCTCTGCGGTGTTATCAAAAGCATTCAACGTTGGACACACTCCGCCTTCAACCCAGGTCTCGTGATCTTCATTCGTCTGCGCTCTCCGCCCCTTGACGTACCACATTCTCAAACACTTCCTGTAACGGATCGGGCAATCGTTTCCCGTTCCGATTGGAGCGTTGAAGTACTCCCTCTGCGGCCTTGACTGTTAAATAGTATTTCTGCTGGACTGGTTGAGTCTGCACCACGTCTGCCAACGATGAAGACACGCTTCCTTCGCTGGGGTACTCCGAAGTGTTGAGCATCAAGCACCCTCCACCCGAGAGAATACCCGAGGTCGGCCATCGTCCCGATGACGACTCCAAAATCTTTTCCGTTGTTACTAGATAACAAACCAGGGACGTTTTCGATGATGAAGTATTCTGTTTGCGTTTCTTCCACAAGTCTTGCAATCTCCCAGAATAACCCGCTTCGTTCGCCAACAAGACCAGCCCTCTTGCCAGCAACGCTGAGGTCTTGGCAGGGAAATCCTCCTGTAATAATTCCTTTGCTTGGTGTAAATCCTGCATTGATTAAATCCTCCCCCTTCACTTCTGTAACATCTGTAAATTGTTTTACATCAGGAAAGTGCTGAGCCAATACCTGATTACATCTCTTGTCTATCTCAACCGAGGCTACTACCTTTACTCCTTGTCGTTGCATAGCAAGATCAAAGCCACCGATACCTGCGAACAAACTAACTCCCGTCAGCATTAGTACCAGCCTCGTCTGTCTGAATGCCCAAGAGCGCGACACGCACTCCCTCCGTAGCGGTGACTAAGGTATCGTAAGCCGTGAAGGATTTGTAATTCAGGCTCTCCACTACGCTCTCTAAGGAGTTGAGCAATTCCAAAAGCTGAGCTAACTGGTTTGCCCTGAGAGTTTCTTGGGCGAGCAAAGTGGTCGAACCTGGACTCACGGGTCCATAGGGTGACGAGACACTCTCTCTCTTGCCTATCGTATCCGAGTGCTCGTGAGTAACTAATTGCAAGTGCCTTGTTCTCACGCTTTTCCTCCATTGTCGCCTTGGTTCTTTCCTTCATTACTGGTGTATGCAAGATCGTTTGCACCTGTGGCTCGTGTGTGAATGCCCACGCCAAGATTAGTATTGCCGTCAATGCCAACCCACTTTTTACCTTGTAACTCATCTTGTTTCTTCTCCATTTCAAGCAACTGCTTATAGGTGTCAGGGTATAGATGAGCAAGGCGTACTAGCGCACGATCTCTCGCCCTTCTGTAATTGCGATCACGGATAGCTTTGCGAGCAGCCGTCTCCAATCTCCTTTGGGTATCATCAGCCATTGAGTTTATCCTCCCAAACAATCAGGACATAGGCTACCAGCATTACTACAATCACTCCTAATACAAGACTCATACCCGTAAACCTTCCTTAAACGCCTCTAGAATTATGTCTGTTATGTCTATGCTCTGCCCTACCAAGTGAGCGTCCTCCTCATCAGAGTCCCACGCAGAGACCAGCAAGCGAGCCTCGTCACGCAGGTTAAGGCGTAGCCATTTGATAGCTTCGAGGTTATCTGCCCCGCCCCAAATCCCCCTTCCCTGCTTATCTACTACCTCGTAGAGCAGGATCAGGTCAGACTTTGGTGGGTGTATGGTGTAGATGTTGATGTCCTCTGGACTCTTTGGGTAGTGCGCCTTGGTGATGAACTGTTTACTCACCCGCTTCCTCCTTTAAGCTATCTATCAAGACTTTCATCTGGTTGTATGTAGCAATGCTATCCAACCTAGCCGCAAGGTACTCAGTAGCGTTATCTCCCCATACCTTTTCCGATAACCTCACAAGGTTATGCACTGTGTATTCTAATTTGATTTCTTTAATCATTATCCTCACCCTTCTCCTCTGCTATCTCTTTAGCTGCATCATTAACTGTTTTCTCAGGTATCTCCGAGGACAAGGTGATCTTAGACAGGGCTTCGCCTAAAGCCGTTCTCCAATTCGTACCCTCGCCCTGTCCTAGTGGCGTTGGTTCTCCTCCACTAAAGTCAAAGAGCTCTACCTTGTTCCACTTCTTACCTGCTTGTACGACTACTGTAAATACGTGCGTTGTTGTTTCCTCAGACATTTGTTATTCCTATTCTGTGTAGTGTTTTAATCATACGATCAATATTCTTGATCGCCTCACCCGTCTCTCCTGCCTCCAGTTGGGTGAGTGCGACCTTGTTGAGTAATTGTACCTTAGCTAACAGGTAATCTAACGGAGGCTCACCCATACGCAAGGCAGACCTCTCCCTTTCTGCGCAAGTGGGGCAGCAATAGCTCATTTCTCTCCCTCTATCTGTTCTATTCTGTCGGTTATTAAATCTAGTAAAATGCAATAGTCTTTTGGATCATCAAAAATAGGATTTTCGATAGCCCTCTTATACTCTTGCCTCAATACTTCCAGCTCTCTACTCATTGTCGCCCTCATAACAGGCGTAGCAAGTCCAGCCCTCATCTTTAAGGTCATCATCTAACTCATTACAGGTGCAACCTTTAGTCATTACTTTACTCATTACTCTCCTCCTTTTGGACAGTCCTCGTATGGGTGTTCGTGTGGTTCTAAATCCTCACAAGAGCAAAAACTAAAGCGTTCTACCTGTGTGGCGTGAGTTAGTTCTGCCAACTCTGACCAACTGATTGACTCGTCAAACCCTGTGCCGTCATCACCATTTTCTTGGCGATCTTCTACCCACTCTTTTAGATTACTCATTACTTTCCCTCCCTAGTTGATAAGCTCTTTCACAGGTGTTACATAGGTTGCGTTCGTTGAGTTCGCTTGCCTCGTACACACAGTTTGCACATACTGGATCGTTCATTACTCTCCCTTTCCTTCTAAGTGGCAAGGACAAGAGCAAGCGTAGGTATCTTGCACACTGTCCCCGCATAATTGGTGTCTATCTTGTACGCAAGAGCTATTCATTACTCACCCTCTCCTTCTGTTGGTAGTACGCGACCCTTAAAGTCGCTGCTGATTATCTTGATTACGTCCGATCCCGTAGACAGTTTCTCCCAATCCCAATGTCGGGGATCTCCGTCATAGGTATCTATCTCTAGTGCCACTATCCACTTATCTTTCATACCGCTACCTCCTTGATCCTTTTGAGGAACTCAGAATAGGTTTCTTTTACATAGTATTCGCAATTCTTTTTGTGTTGGTCGTACCTGTATTGGTCGCAGACCACACAGTTATTGTTGATGTCGTAGTTCATTACTCTCCCTCTCCTTCTATTATTGATACGTGTACGGGTGGGAACTCACCGAAACTGCCTATCTCTATTTCCTCATCATCTAGTATTAGTGTGACAGTTATGTCATTGATGATCGACTCATTTATCTTGCCAATCTCGTCCTCTATGTTATTCATACCCTTAACCGCAGCCCGTCCATAAGCCTCATCACTTAGGTTTCCCGTGGTGTCGTCTAACTCTAGGCATACATTGGTGGTAATCGTTAGGTAATCGGTTACAAAAGTAACGCGGTAGTCGTAGTTCATACCGCTACCTCCGCCTTGCTAGGGATAGCGGGACAGTATTCCCACATACCTGAAGCTGTATCTAGTGAGTAGTCTAGTGAGCGTTGCCCGTTATCAAAATCCTCCGCCCACTCTGGCATTTCTATCCACTCCCCCTGTTCATTGTAAAAACGAACCTCATACCCTGAGTATTGATCGTATTGCAGCTCTACGTCGTATGTCTTGCCCTCGTGTTCGATCTTTAGGGTCTTGTGAAATCCTGTAATCTCTTGCTCTACGCATTGTACTTTCATTTTACTTTCCCTCTCCCTTTAGTTCGATCTTAAATTGAGCCTTAGCTTGTGCCAATGTATAGCCATAGTAGGTGCGTGTAAATAGATACTCACCATTTCCGTCTGCGACAAGATCGGAGAGCACATACGCCCCGTTATGTCCTACCTTTTCTACTGTCATTTCTCACCCTTTCCCTCTGCGCTAACCATTAGCTGCAGACCACCACCCACCGCCCGACTGTCGGCGGGTGATAGTTCGCCTCTAAAGTTCTACACACTCAACCATTGATCCCCAACACCAACCGAAAAGCTGCGCATTTGGAGAGTCAAACCCAACCCACCAGAGGCAAGCCGACACCAGAACCAGACCCCAAACCGCCAGAACCGAGACGATCCCGAGGACAAACCAACCGCGAGGCGTGATGTTTTGCATTAGTTCGCCAACCTACGGGAAAGAGTCACAAGTGACTCAATGAGGGTTAGGGCTTTTTCGTCGTGCCCTCCTATGTGGTAGGAATACGCCTCGTGATCGGTAGGCGTTCCCTCCTCGTATCGTTTCCAATCGTAGACAGTTGCAACAGTTGAGCCGAGGCGAACGCCCCACTCAATCGTTACTTTTCCGCCCTCCTCGTAGGTTATTGGTTCACCCAATACCGCGGTGAGTTCGGCGCGGGTGGTCAGGATCTCCCCGCGTAGGCTTGTTCCGTCTGTTTCCTCTGTTCGCTTTAACATCTGAACCCCTTTTCTGTATCTGATCTCGTCAGGCGGTGACTCACACCGCGACCCCTTGCGGGGTTTCGATCTTTAGAGAGGTAACGCCTTTAGGTCGTTGGCGGTAAGTGTCTGCCGAATTCCCTCGGCTCTTGCCTCTGGTGTGCTCTCTGTGTTGCCCCACTCTGCGTGAATTATGCCCTCGCACTCCTCGCCACAGTAAAGCGAAAAGCCCTCGTCGTTGGCGTAGATGTAGGAGGTCTCGCCTGTTTTGACATAGGCGCACATAGTAAAACCGCCCGTCTGGTGGACATCTGCGGGAATTCCAATGGCGTTGAGTGCCTCGGCGATCTGGCTCGTACCTTGATTTTCGGAGGCACTTGCGCATTGGCATTGGTAGCAACCGCGACCATTTACCAAATGAGGGTGCGAAATAAAATCGGAACAGGTTGCGGGAATTGTCATTTTTTGCCCTCGATCTCGTTCATACAATCGGCACAGGTTTCGCCCCACGGAAGAACCACACGCGCATTTTGTAAATCTGTTATTTCATTGGCGCAGAGTTGGCATTTCATTAGTTGCCCGCCTTTCTTTCTGAATAGTTCGCGTAGTGCTTAAACATCTCGTTTTTCTTCGTGATTGTTTTTGCAGAATAAAAATCAAATCCCATTAGTTGCGAGATAGTGAACAAACTATTGTTTTTGTTTTCTTGTGGCAGATAACCCAACTCTAAAAGTTTCTTTTGTGCCTCGTAGATGTAGAAATCTCCGTAACCATAAGAAAAAGGAATAATCGCAACCTGTCCACCAT